ACATTCACTACTTACGGCAACTTGCGTGTTGGCAACATCATTGGTAATGGTCAAGCACTAACTGCAATTGCCGGTGCTAATGTCACTGGTACAGTTGCAAATGCTACCTTCGCAACTTCAGCAGGTACCGCAGGTACTGTGACAACAAATGCTCAACCGAACATCACGAGTGTTGGTACGCTAACATCACTCGCAGTTACAGGTAATGCTAATGCTGGTAACTTAAATGCTACTACTGCGGTTGTAGCAAGTACACTAACTTCAAATGTTACAACTGGTACTGCCCCTCTAACAGTAACAAGTACGACTCGTGTAAACAACTTAAATGTTGCTTATGCGAATGTTGCCGATTTTATTAGCGTAGCAGCCGGAACAGGAAATAACTTCCTCATCTTTGCAAATGCGGCAACAGGTAACATCACAGAACTAACAAGCACTGGTTTAATTGCTAACCTATCAAATAACTCTATCACTGCGACAACATTTGTTGGTGCATTGAGTGGTGCGGCTACAAGTGCAACTACTGCCGGTACTGTGACTACTGCGGCGCAGCCTAATATTACATCAGTTGGTACATTGACAAGTCTTGCGATTACCGGCAATGCTACCGCAGGCAACATCGGTGTAAATGGCAACATTACTGCTGCAAACATTACTGCAAATACAGGTATCTTTACAGGTAATGGTAGCGGTCTATCTGCAATCGCAGGCGCTAATGTCACTGGTACTGTAGCTAACGCAACATTCGCAACTTCAGCGGGTACTGCGGGTACTGTAACAACTGCTGCACAACCGAATATCACAAGTGTTGGTACACTAACCTCTCTAGCAGTTACCGGCAATGTAACGGCAGGTAACTTAATTGCCGGTGGAGGCTCTGGTGGTAACATTACAGGTGCTAACTTAGTTTCTGCTAACTTCTTTACAGGAACGCTTACTACAGCAGCACAACCAAACATTACTTCAGTTGGTACATTGACATCACTTACTGTATCAGGTAATATCAGTGGTGCAAATGTTATTTCAACTAACAATCATGTATTCAGTGTTGCAACAGCTATTAGTGCTGCTGGTACTGCTCAGGGTAACGCTACTGCAATTACTAAAGACTTTAATGTAGTGTCTACTGTAGCAAGTGGTGCTGGCGTAAGACTTCCTACTGCTATAGCAGGATACAGAATCACGGTAATTAATACTAGTGCTAACGCATTGGCTGTTTACCCTGCTACTAGCGGTATCATCAATAGTGCTGCTGCTAACGCCGCATACTCACAGCCAGCTGGTTCAAGACTTGATTATATTTCAACTACTACAACTCAGTGGTATACACTAAACGCAACTTATGGTTAATATACAAGCGGTGGCGGCATGGCAGTCAGTATAGGTGGTGCAACGGTATCAGGCGGCATTAAGGCAGGAGATCAACCTGTCTATACAGTGTCGGGTACAGGCGCTGAGGGTACAACTGTTGCAATGACAGCACCACCGGGTACAATTTTTGTAGGAGTGCAATTTGCTAGTTACGGTGATCCAACTGGTACAGCCGGTTCATTTGTAATCGGTCCATGTCATTCATCAACTTCAATGTCAGTTGTCAGCACTTATCTATTAGGTCAAAGCGGCACAGTAAATATTCCTGCTACTAATGATGTTTTTGGTGATCCTTGCGTTGGGACAGGTAAAAGATTATATGTACAGGCGGTAGCGGCATGACAGTCAGTATAAGCGGAGCAACTATATCAGGTGGAGTGATATTAGGAGATATCAACAATGTAGTTCCTTATCCACTAGACATATTTGCTTGGGCATCAGGTGCAGGCACAAATGGCTGCACAATAAGTAGAGATGCCGGTACTAGTTTAAGTCCTGCAGGTGGCATACCCATGAAAATGACAGTAACCGGAGCAGATCCTCATATAGGAACATATAATAGTGTTCCGTGGAATTTGGCACCTGCTGCTGTAGGACAAACATGGCGCGCCTCAGTTTATGCAAAGGCGTCAGTTTCTACATCAGCAGGTATTTTTATATTTGGTTGTTTAAGCGACGGTACATATGTAGAAGCACCTGCAGGTGGCGGGAGCGTATCAACCTCTTGGTCATTGATAACTTATACTCATACATTCACAAACCCATCAACTGTATTTGTACAAACCCGTTTGGATGGTGCAGATGATACACCTATTAGTACTGAAATATGGTTTGACCAGTACATGTTATATAGAGTTTCTTAACAGATACTCAAACCTAATTTTGTATTATAATCATGCCTCTATAAAATGATAAGTACACTGTGATTAATGTATTCTTATTAGACTATTACACTCGTCTCCGCGAGTGGTTCAAATTAAAAGAAAACTTAGTTGACCAAGACTTATCTACTATCTGTATAGAAGTAGATAGGTTTTGGCAACGAGTACCCATCAGCAATCATTATCTGCACCCAGATGATATTGAGGATTGGCCCAACCCTTGGGAACTCATCAACTATAACAACTATTGTTATTATGCTAGAGCATTAGGAATGGTATACACACTGTTGCTATTGGGCGTAAAAGAGCTTGACTTTGTGGAAGCTTTAGACGATAATAAGGAACATGCTGTATTAGTCTTGGTAGATAACGCAAAATATGTATTGAATTACTGGCCCGAGTCGGTGTTAAATATCAATCTATCAAGCTTCACAGTCGTAAAGCATATCAATATAAGTTCATTAAAACAGAAAATAGGCGAAGAATGATTAATGTAAGAAAGCGATCGGGTAACATAGAGCCACTTGCCCTGGAAAAGTGGCAGCAGCAGATTACAAAGGTGTGCAATGGCACGGCTGATGTAAGTCAATCTATGATAGAAATCAAAGCACATCCACAATTTTATGATGGTATTACTACACGAGAGATTGACGAAATCACTCTTAGAGCTATTGTGGATTTGATTGATGTAGAATCAAACCCTGATGTTGGACATGTTAATTATCAATATGTCGCAGGCAGACAACGCCTATCTATGCTTCGTAAAGATGTATATGGAGACTTTAACCCGCCTTCATTGTATGAAATCGTTAAGACTAATGTAGCAACAGGCCTATATACTAATGAACTTTTAGAATGGTATTCCGAAGACGATTGGAACAAGATGAATGACTTCATCGACCATGAAAAGGATGAGGAATACTCATACGCAGCAATCGAACAGATGATTGAAAAATATCTTGTTCGCAATAGAGCAACGAAAGAAATCTATGAGACTCCACAAGTTCGTTATCTAATTGCAGCCGCAACTATCTTCCATAGTGAAGGTCCATCTACACGACTTAAGCTTGTTAAAGAATATTACAATGCAGCTAGTGACGGGTTGTTTACTCTTGCTACTCCTGTGCTTGCTGGTCTTGGTACTCCAACAAAGCAGTTTAGTAGCTGCGTACTTATTCGTAGCGACGATGATTTAGATTCAATCTTTGCTTCTGGAGAAATGATGGCTAAGTATGCTAGCAAACGAGCTGGCATTGGCTTAGAAATCGGCAGGCTTCGCTCCCTCGGTTCGCCTATTCGAGGGGGCGAAATCATGCATACTGGTATGATTCCGTTCCTGAAGAAGTGGTTCGGTGACTTGCGTTCTTGCTCACAAGGCGGAATTCGCAATGCATCGGCTACTGTGTTCTATCCTATCTGGCACCTTCAGTTTGATGACTTGATTGTTCTCAAGAACAATCAAGGTACTGAGGAAACTCGTGTTCGTCACATGGACTATGGTGTAGTTCTCAGCGCATTCTTTTGGAAGCGTTTCAAGAACAAAGAGAATATCACATTCTTTGACCCAAATGAAGTGCCTGATCTTTATGAAGCATTCTATCAGAATACTAAGCGATTTGAAGAACTTTATGTGAAGTATGAAAAGCGTAAGGATTTGCGTAAGAAGGTAATGAGTGCTGAGGAAGTCTTTAAGGGAGGCATTCTCAAGGAACGCACTGACACTGGTAGAATATATCTAGTGTTCATTGACAATGTTATGAATCAGGGACCATTCGACCCTGAGTATCATACAATTTATCAATCAAACCTCTGTGTCGAGATCCTTCTTCCCACAAAGTCATTCAAGCGTCTAGATGATCCGGCAGGACGAATTGCACTTTGTACCCTCGGGAGTATGAATTGGGGTGCATTTAGAAACCCAGAAGACATGCGTAGAGCATGTCGTATTCTATTGCGTAGCTTGAACAACATTCTTGACTATCAGGACTTCTTGTCGATTCAGTCTAAGTTATCAAACGATGAGATTAGACCAATCGGTATCGGCGTTACTAATCTTGCATACTGGCATGCCAAGCGTGGATACAAGTATGGCGAAGCAGAAGCACTACAAGATGTAAAGAGTTGGGCAGAACATCAAACATATTATTTGATGGAAGCAAATGTTGAACTCGCTAAAGAGCGTGGTAAGTGCTTAGACAGTGATAAGACTCGTTATGGTAACGGAATCTTCTCTTGGGAGCTTCGCTCAAATGGATCTAACGAACTAGCTGACTTTACTCCTGAACTTGAATGGGAAACGCTTCGTGCGGACATGGTAGAGTACGGGGTGCGTAATGCTACAGTTGGCGCAATCGCTCCAGTAGAATCAAGTTCAGTAGTTATCAATTCTACTAACGGAATTGCAATGCCAATGAGTTTGATTTCTGTAAAGGAATCAAAAGCAGGGTCGTTCATTCAGGTTGTCCCAGAATATCAGAAACTAAAGAACAAGTATCAACTTATGTGGGACCAAACAGATTGTGTAGGTTACCTCAAGACCTCTGCTGTTCTTGCTGCTTACATGGACCAGTCAATTAGTACTGATACTTTCTATAACCCTGCTCACTTCCCTGATCGTAAAGTTCCGACTACTCTTATCGCAAAGAACTTGATGCTTGCTCATAAGTGGGGAATTAAGACTCTCTATTATAGCTTGATTAACAAGAAGGGTTCTAAAGAAGAGGAAGATGAAGCGCCATTAGAAGTTATAGACTTCTTTGAAGACGATGGTGATTGTGAAAGTTGTAAGTTATAATGTTAGAAACAATTTGCGATATTTTAAAGGATGCCTATGCTCGTAACTGGATTACTAGCCGCGACGGCAATATCAGTATTCGTCATCATGATAGAGACCACTTCTATATCACTCCTAGTGGTGTAAGAAAGCAAACACTACAGCCCGATCAATTCAAAAAGATTGGGCTAATAGATACCGGTACTGAAACAATTTGCAAGATTCTACCATACACTGCTATCTCTAGTGAGTTACAGCCAAGCGGCGAATTGCCATTGCACTTCGGCTTGCTCAAAGCATTGGGCCAGCATAATGATGATATTCGTGTTGTAGTGCATGTGCATCCTACATACTGTGTTGCTGCAATGCACGCCGGTATTAACTTGAATGAGTTAGTGACACATTTCCCTGAACTAGGCAGGTACACTAGAGTTGCTCCTAATGTAGGCGATGTTCCGCCTATCAGTGAAGAACTTGCTACACAGTGTCATAAGAACTTAGGTCTTGACAGTGAAGGCAACATTGCTTACGACATTGTAGGAATTAAAGGGCACGGAGTAGTTGCAATTGATACTACACCTTGGCGAGCATATGAACACATTGAGCGCCTAGAACATATTTGTAAAATCGTATTAGCATCGGGGAATTATTAATGAGCAAAAGTCAATATAATCTAGCAACAAAAACAGACTACCTTAATCGCAAGATGTTTCTTGACCCTGCAGGACCTGTAACTATTCAGCGTTTTGAAGAAGTCAAGTACCAGAAGCTACAGAAGATTGAACAATCGGCTCGTGGATTCTTTTGGGTTCCAGAAGAAGTCAATCTTTCTAAAGACGCAAATGATATGAAGGATGCTAGCGAAGCCGTTGCGCATATCTTTACTAGTAATGTTCTTAGACAGACTGCGCTTGACAGCTTGCAAGGTAGAGCACCGGCACAGGTCTTTACTCCTGTTTGCTCTATCCCCGAACTTGAAGCCATCATGAGCAACTGGAGTTTCTTTGAAACAAACATCCACTCTCGTTCATACAGCCACATCATTCGCAACATCTACAATGTTCCTAAAGAAGTGTTTAACACGATTCATGATACTCAGGAAATCATTGATATGGCATCAAGTGTCGGTGAGTATTATGATAAGCTACATGCTCTTAATTGTAAGAAAGAACTTGGAATAGCTGTAGCCGAACAAGAACATATCAATGCGATTTGGCTAGCTCTACACGCAAGCTACGCACTTGAAGCATTCCGCTTTATGGTATCATTTGCTACAAGTCTCGCAATGGTCGAAAACAAGATGTTTATGGGCAATGGTAACATCATCAGCTTGATTCTACAGGACGAACTCTTGCACAAAGAGTGGACTGCGTGGATGATTAATCAGGTTATCAAAGAAGACCCTCGTTTTGCTAAGGCAAAGGTTGATTGCGAAGTAGAAGTTCGTAAGATTTACGAAGATGTAATTCGTGAAGAAAAAGAGTGGGCAGCGTATCTCTTTAAGAAGGGTCCAGTCATCGGTCTCAATGAAAAGATTATGATGGATTTTGTTGACTACAACTCAGTAGACGCTCTTAAGCAGATTGGCATTAAGTATTGGAATCCAGCTCCGAAGACTACTCCTATTCCTTGGTTCAACAAGCATATGGATACTAGCAAGAAGCAGACTGCACTTCAAGAATCAGAATCAACATCATATGTAATCGGAGTGATGAGCGATTCACTAGATTACGATGAACTACCGAATTTATAAGGAGAAAAAGAATGAAAGCAATTGTGTGGTCAAAGGATCACTGCCCCTATTGTGTACAGGCAAAGACACTTCTAGAACAGAAGGGTATTGAATACGAAGAAAAGAAGATTGGTGAAGGGTATACTAAGGAAAACTTGCTAGAAGCAGTACCAAATGCCCGCACTGTACCACAGATTTTCCTCGACGGAGAACTCGTCGGTGGATTTACAGAACTTCGTGCTAAGTTTTTAGCAGAAGCAGCATAAGAAAGAACAAAGATGACTATTAAAATTGGAGAAACCTATACATTCAAGCTTACGAGCGGTGAAGAAGTTGTAGGAAAAGTTACTGAAATTGAAAACCATATGGTATCGTTAAAAGACCCAGTATCAGTTGCCCCCGGTCCTCAGGGATTGGGATTGATGCAGAGTATGTTTACCGCAGATCCGAAGGATCCTGCGAGATTAAATATTAATAATGTAACTATCTATGCGTTAACCGACGATTCTGTGAAAGCTAAATACATAGAAGCAACTACTGGTTTAGTTGTTCCGGATAAGAAGTTAATTTTAGGATAACCAATGAAGCTGAATCCAAAAAAGAAAATCGCAGATAGTATCAACAAAGTAGGAA